TTTTGAATAACCAATTCTGGTTGGTCGATATTACCTAACGGTACCTCTTCGTTGTAATCCTGAAAAACTAGAGTGCCTTTGTCGTAGTCTATCGCATGCGGTTCTCCATTAATCATCACATCAAACTCAAAATGATCAGCACCTATAGGATTAAAGTCTATATCATCTGGTTTGATTGTTGTGAGACCAGCATCTTTAAACATATCCAAAAGCTGTTCTTTAACTTGTCCAGCTACAGCTTCTTTCAAGTTGTAAAGTTCATTAGCCTTTTCAGATAGTACTGAAATGCGTCTATGCATTTTTGCTAAAGCTTCGTTCGTACGTTTCCAGTGGATATTGTTATCCATCTTAGATTCGTTTTTTAGCTTGATGCTATGTTGTAGCATTCTTGCCAATTCTCTAATATTTTTGTTTACCTCTAATATGTTTGCATTAACCTTCTGTACCGTAGACCTTGATTCGTCTTTCTTAAAAGCTTGATAAGATACTTCGTTTAGTTTTACAGAGTATTTAGGATTTCTTTTTTTAGGACCTTCAATGGAGTAAGCGTATTCTGGATCTGTAAGATCAACAGCTTGTGTGCCGTCATCGTCTGAATCTCCAGTGAATGCGTTTGGAGTATCATAAGTAGCTATGTTGGCTGTTGTGTTCTCTTTCATCTTAGCAGCCTGCTCTTTGATATATTTTTTGAGGTCCTCTTTTTCTTCTAAGCTTAGTCTCATATTACAATTCTTTAAGAAGTTCGTGATACAATAATAATGAATGAACATGATCCTCTTTCACGCGTTTAATCTTTTTGTTGTTGTCTAGCAGATGCATTACCTCTGTCAACTTGATTGATATAATTTGATCCTTGACCACCTTCAGTTTTTTAGCTAGACTTTCTTGAAGTTTAGCACTCTCTTTGATTACAAAGTCTCGAAGAGTTGTAGTGTTGCTAACATTATTAATGTATTCTCGTAAGATTAATTGTTGAGCGTCAGAAAGCTTTGCGTATTTTGAGTTGAATTTTTCTAACATAATCTTGTATGCTAAAACTCTAACCTCTTCATCTTCTTTTAGATATTCAATCTTTTTAGGAGATGAGGTTTGCTCACTCTTTGTGATGTGTTCTGTTATAGCTACTCTACTTCTAACGACATCTGCTGCCTGGGATATTCCAGAACCTTCAAACACCCTATATATAGATGCATAAATTTTGTAGTTAGATATGGTGGACTTGAAAAAGTCTTTTAGATCATAATGCTTTTTAATCTCTTTGATTAGATCATATTTGCAATCGTTTAACGCTTTCTCGTTTAAACCCCTACGCATCTTGATTGTCGTGTTAAGGAGCATATTTGCCTTATTGGAGGTTTTGAAAGTTTCGTTAATCAGAGTTTGGTATAATACCAATTCCTTCGCTAGAGCTGTTTTGGCTGCGAAATATTCCTTGATTATCTTGAGTGCAGGAGAGTTTTTTACACCAGTCATTGTGTCTGCTGTAATTTGTCTCGTTAGCAACTCAAAAAGAATCCCGGTGTTCTTTATCTTCGAGTGTGTCGACTTCTTCATATAATATATTACCTAATAATAAATATGTCGGTTTTTTTTATTACTACTCATCTAAAAGGTTTTCTTCGTTAAGAAGACCATCTTTTTTTTGCTGCGTAGTGTATGTACTTCGCAACGCATCAGATTTTGTATTAAGATTATCTCTCAATCCCTTATAACTATCTAAGTTTTGCGCTTCATATACTACACGACCAGCAGCTTTGTTTTGCTTATGACCTGCTGGATCCCATCCTAAAGGATGTGAATGCTTACCATAAGTACCAGATTCTTTAGGTCTTCCAGCTCCAGGCCATCCACCTTCAGGTACTTCTTTTTCATCATACCCTCTTGGTACACCACCATCGCCTTTGTATAAGCTAGCTATGTCGTGAGGTGTACCGAATGACTGACCACTTTCTTTTGGATCATTGCCTTCAGTTTTAATTTGTTCTAATCTGAAGAATTCCTTTGAATCAGCTGCAATACGATCTTGTTCTTCCATCCACTGTTCTGGCTGCATATTGAATAAATGCTCGTAAGTCCAGAATCTGCTAAATAGTTTCTTCTCTACCAAATCCCCTGCTAGTGTAGCTTTTTGTGTCCACAACTCCAACTTTTCTCTTTCGTAGTAAGTTGATGGAGGAGTTAGTTTTAGTGAGAAATCTACAATTTCTTCGTCAGTAAATCCTTGAGAATATAAATGAACGATTGCAATTTTTGTGAGTTCGCTAACGATAATCTTTTGTACTCTTTCTATTGTTCTTGCAAATCTAAAATCTTGAGATGCTAGTGATGCTTTTCCGGTAGTATCTTCTAGGTATCCTAAATATGCTTTTGGAATTTTCAAAGCACCTAACATTCTGTTTTGTAAGTATTCAATATCCGGAATAGAATCCATTTGCAATCCAGGAGTTGTTTCAATCATTGTACCACTTTCAGCTCCACGTACTGGAAGATAGAAATCTTCTAGTATGTTTTGCATGTTGTATTTCAAATTATACTCTCCGGTAGTCTCATCAATAAAAGGCACCTTCTTCATTTTGTTGATCATTCCTTCCATAAATGCATCAACCTCGTTTGGTGGTATATTACCAATATCAATCTTAAAAATACGTTTGTCTGGAGCTCTCATAATACGATGAATTAACATCGCATCTTCCATTAGTGTGAGCTGTTTCCATACTTTTCTTGCTGGCTCTAATAACGATCTACCGTAAGGCAAAAAGTTAGTATCATTCAATAATCTAAAATGTGCTATCTCAAAGTTATCATACTCCTCAGAGTCTTTGCGATGGACTATTGTAGAAGCTGCAATGCCACCCATCATATCTCTCTTGAAAACTACTTTGTTTGGATTTCTTGGGTCCATGCCTTCTTCTCGTACCATCTCATAAGCTGAAATTGGTTCCACGTTTGTAATTCCAAACTTCTCAGTGATGTTAAGATGTAAGTAAAAATCACCATACTTCAATACACTCCTTGTCCATGGCCATAAGTTAAACTCGATATTCATGATATCGTAAAATAAGTTATGAAGTACTTTGTGAATTTTATCGTTGTTTGTGACAACTGTTAGAGTATCATCAAACTCATCTTTAGCTGTGCATTCATCTGCGTATATGTCTAAAGCTGAGGATATGATGCTGTCAGAATCCATTGCTTCGTAATCTTTAAACAACTCAATTCTTGTAGCTTGTAATATCTCACCTTGATTGTATGCGGTAGTAACACCAGTCCCATACATTCTGTTAAACCTGTCGATTCGACTATTATTTTCTAAATTACCTACTGACTGTAAGCCATCCGTATCAACTACCTTTAGCTGTTTCCCACCTACATTACGAATAATAACATCCGTACTAAACAGCTTTCGTAATCTGTTAAATAAGTTAGGTTTGTTCTCTTCTGCCATTCTTGTTTATTTTATATAAATAGGCTACAATAACCAATTTAAGTCTTCGTCTTTACCTTTTATGTCCATTTTCCACGAATTGTTGTCGTGGGACGTTTTGTATACGGCAGTGGACTTTGCATGATCTAGAGCTCTTTTTGTTAGCTCGATTCCTGCTTGACGTAGCTTTAATGCTGTGTCTCTTACCCATAATGCCATACACCAACTCATTACTAAATCATCATTGTATCCTTGTTGAGCTTCTGGTCTGGCGTTTCGCCATATGAAAACTCCGAGCTCATCTAAGAGTCTTCTACTCCTTATTATACAACTTTTTTCCCTCATATACAACTCCATCTTGGAAATAATTAAAGGTCGTACTTTTGAAGACATTGTAAAACCAGCTACCTGATCTTTGGTGCGTTGTACGTCTGTCGCTCGTGCTAGATATCTTTCTGAATCTAATCCTATATCTTTTGGTGTATAGTATAAGTTTTTGTATGAACGATCAATTACTTGTTGTATAGTTGCCCATCCTATGTTTGCATTTTCAATAACAAGCAATGCATCATTATACTCTGTAGCAATAGATACGAGCATGTTACCATAGTCCTTAGTATTCAGCTGACCTTTGTATTCAGCTACTTGTGTTGCCTCTTCTAAATCAAATACATGAAATGCTGAATAATCTGTTCCATCTCCACGAGCAACATCGGCTACGACCACATAATCTTTTGTGTAATCTGGAATCTCCCATACATGCAAATTGCTGTCAAATCCTCTTTTTTCAATTGGATCTTGCATATAAGTTTGTCTGTAGAATTGTAGCATCTCTGGATGCACAACAGTATTACCTGATGTACTAAAATCACAATCACATTCCTGCGCTGCTAATCTAAGTCCTAACTCCTCATCCTGCCTATCTCTCCATTGCTGGTCTCTTTCGGGATGTACTTGCCATGGCAGTCGTTTGGTGAAGAATTGATTCTCTCCCTCTTCCGACTTCATCCATATCTTATGGAAAAAGTTTCCGGTTCCATTTGGCGTACTTAGTATGACACCTCTACCTCCAGTTGCTAGTGTTTGTTGTAGTGATGCCCACAACTCTTCCGCATTGTCAACGAAAGCTGCCTCATCAATAATCACCAAAGATAGTGCTTCTGAACGTCCTGATGTTCCTGAGCTTGCTACTGCTTTGATTTGTGATCCGTTAGAGAGTCTCAAGGATAATTTATTCTTTTCAGTTGTCTTTAATCGTAGCCAGCTTGGTAAATTCTCAAACATCACACTCACCTTGGTTACAAGGTTTTTAGATGTGTTTTGATCGATTGCAACAACGAGGATATTTTTATCACTCTTGAACAGCATTGTCCATAGTGAGTATCCAGCTGAAAGGGTTGATATTCCTAATTGACGAGACTTGAGTATGACTACACGATCATTCTCTTCCATGTCTCTAGTCAACTCCTCTTGATACGGAAATAGCTTGAAGGGTATTTTACCTCTCTCAGGATGTTGGATCAAGCAGTACTTTTTCATAAAGTATACCGGATCCTTAGCACACTTTACGTACTCAGTTCGTATTAGCTTTTTTAAATCTACGCTCATTCTACTTTATAAATAGTACAAGGATTGTTGTTAAAACTGTTGCACCTAATCCGGCACCTAACCACGTTTGGTTTCGTTTTAACTTTTCGTTTTGTTTTTGCAACTCTTCTAGTCCAGTGACATATTCAGTAATCTGCTGCGATTGTGCATCAACCTGCTTTCTACATAGAATAGACTTTTCTGTGCTTTGTTGGATTAGACTATCTTGCTTAGCTATTTTTTCATTAGCTAAGTCTAGTGATTGATTTGTTAGATTGAGAATTTCTGTACACTGATCGTACTTAACTAAATCCTCAGCTATCTGTTGTGCAATAGAGTATGGTAAAACGACAACAGAATCCTCGTTATTTTTTGTATCGGTCTGCGAAAAACTTGTCAAGGTCAGTGACAGTAAAACGCTCAATATTGTTAAGCTCTTCTTCATGTTGGTTTTGTATTTGTGTAATCTTAGTTTCAGTGGCGTCAATTTCAATATCAAGTAAAGATATGTCTTCTTGGAATCCTATTATTAGGCTGTCTTTTTCAAACTGTCGATATTCTAAAA